GTTTGGTATAGAGTATGTTCCTTAAGTTATTACTTCTGCTGACAATGACCGCAAATGCCACAGAGCCTGCGAAGTTTACCGTATTAGAATATAAAGCCTCAGCACCCTTTGCTGGTGTTTTGTTTGACGAAAATGCAATTGCAAAGGTGTTGTCAGGTTATGATATAGCATTATACTCTTGCGAGATAAAAACAGAGTATGAACTTAAAGTCCTAAGAGAAGAATACGAATTTAAATTAGAGAATTTAAAAATAGAACACAATGCTTTAACAAAAGAATACGACTTGTTTATAATGGAGAAAGACAAGGAAATAAAAGCACTTGTAAACTCTCTAGAGAAAACAGCACCAAAATATAAATGGTGGTGGTTTGCTGGAGGTGTCGCCGTTGGCACTGCGAGTGCATATGGTGCTTATAAGGTATTTAATGAGTAATAAAAACTTTGATCAGATTGCTGCAATCGAGAAGGCCATAAAAGAAAAGTATGGTGACGATGCGATTGCGAACCCAAAAGCTTTCTGGGACGAAACTAAAGAAAAAGAATATCTTGAGCAAATGAAAGATTTTTATGCCAAAACTTCTAAAAATTTGGAATGGGAAGATAAAATTGATGTAAATGGTATAAAGGTTAGCAAAAAACTACTTAATAAAGAACCTCGTAAAAATTGTCCTGTCTGCGGAGCCTTTCCAAAGAAATCCATGGATGATGTCTGCTTAGTCAAATTTGAATGTTGCTATAAATGTTTCATACAATATGTCGAAGGCAGAGAAGAACGATGGCAAAAAGGTTGGCGACCAAAACTAAATAAGGATAATTAAAATGGCTACAGTTTATGAAATAGTTCAAGGCTTATCACAAGCAGCAGCAAATGCATATGACGGTGCATTAGATGAAAACAATGAACTTCTTAAGATTGGATTAAACCGAGAAGAGGGTGATATGTTATATGATAAAAGAGTGATGGATGGATTTAAAGTCCGCTTTTCTGGTAACACCATGTGTTTAACTTACATGTCCGAAGTACAACTTAAACAAGTTCACCAAAACGGTTTTGAAAACGAAGTGCAGTCTACTATGTCAGAAGTTATCAAATTTCTTAAAAAAGAGTATCGCAAGATTACCGGTAGCTCTGTGACCCTTACACAGATTAAAGAGGCAGATATCAGAGTTGAAAGTACTTCCAATGTCCGCTCCTTCTTAACTGCAGTACAAGAATTTACAGTTGGTGGATTGGAAGAAGAAATGAACAACAAAGACGGCTCCAAAGCACCCACCGATTATTGGCAAGACTTTATGTCACAAGGTGGTTGGACTGGTGACGGTGGCAAGAGGCCATCAAACGATACTAGAAAAAAGGAATAAGTAAATGAAGATTACTAAAAAACAACTTCACAAAATTATTCTTGAAGAATACATGAAAGAAGAAAACATCACTGAGTATAGCGAAGAAGCAGAAGAATTAATTAGAAAGATGATAGGTGATGCTGAATACGATCGTCGCCGCGGCGGCTTACAGTACGGCATTGAAATGCCAAAAGATAGGAATGATGGAACCACAGCCCTGATGCAAAAAACTTCTGATTCGGTAGAAGATAAGATTGCAAGTTTAGTTCAAGGTATGAATCCTGACGATGTAGCAGAATTATTTCAATCTGTTTTCTCTAGATTGCCGGGTGTAGAAATGCAAGACGATGAACCCGATCCACCTTCTTTGTACGGCGATCCTAAAGACGATGGTAGATCTCCAATTACTTTAGGCCCTGTTAGAGAAGACTTTGATTTATCTGCACTACAAGAAATGATTCGTACAATGATTAGGGATGTATGAGTTTTGAACTTACCAAAAAACAAAAGTTTCAAGAAATATTAAAGTGTGGTAAAGACCCCGCATACTTCTTGAAAAATTATGCCCGTATATCACATCCGATGCACGGGCTAATCCTTTTTGATACATATGACTTTCAAGATACATTGTTGGATGATTTTAACGATTACAGATTTAATATTATTTTAAAAGCAAGACAGTTAGGTATTTCAACAATTACAGCCGGATATATCTCTTGGCTTATGCTTTTTCACAAAGATAAATCTATTCTTGTCATGGCAACAAAGTTTGCAACAGCAGGAAACCTTGTGAAGAAAGTCAAGAGTATTATGAAAAATTTGCCTGAGTGGATCCGTATAGCTACTATCTCTGTCGATAACAGAACATCATTTGAGTTATCTAATGGTTCTTCAATTAAAGCCGCATCGACCTCTGGTGATGCTGGTCGTTCTGAAGCACTGTCTTTGCTTGTTCTTGATGAGGCAGCACACATTGAGGGCTTGGAAGAATTATGGACTGGTCTGTATCCTACACTATCAACTGGTGGCCGATGCATCGCCTTGTCTACACCTAACGGTGTCGGTAACTGGTTTCATAAAAACTGTGTTGATGCAGAAAGCGGAGCAAACAATTTTAATCTTACAACACTACCATGGGATGTTCATCCAGATAGAGATGAAGAGTGGTACAAGAAAGAAACCAAAAACATGTCTAAAAGACAAATTGCTCAAGAGCTTGAATGTAATTTCAACACTTCAGGTGAAACAGTGATTGATCCTGATTGTATGGAATGGCTTTTATCAAATGTGTGTGAGCCAAAATACAGAACTGGTTTTGATAGAAACTTTTGGATTTGGGAAGAGTATGATCCTACATGTAATTATCTTATGGTTGCAGATGTAGCTAGAGGTGACGGTGCTGACTATTCAACATTTCACATGGTTAAGTTAGAAACATTGCAAATAGTTGGCGAGTATCAGGGTAAGCCAACTTTAGATATGTATGCTAACATGTTAAATCAAGTTGGTAGAGAATTTGGTAATGCTATGTTGGTGGTAGAAAATAATAATGTAGGCTTTTCTGTGCTTGACAAATTAATCGAAGCACAATACCCAAACCTTTACCACTCAGTGAAATCGACACACGAATATATCGAGCAGTATCAAGCAGAATATAGAAATAGTGCAGTACCCGGTTTTACAACATCATCAAAGACCCGACCCCTTATAGTAGCGAAATTAGAAGAGTTTATCAGAAATAAACTAATTACCGTATACTCTTCTCGTACAATTAATGAGATGAAAACTTTTATTTGGAGGAATGGTCGCCCACAAGCTATGAAAGGTTACCATGATGATCTTATCATGGCATTAGCAATTGCATGTTGGGTAAGAGATACTGCTATTCAAAACAGTGCAAGAGATTTAAATTACCAAAGAGCTTTTGTTGATGCAATCATAACTTCTAAAACAACCATGAATACACAAATAAAAGGTCAAATAGGATACAAAAAACAAGAATCTTTTGATAAACTTAATGAAGCAAAAAGTATTTATGACCAGTACAAATGGATTATAAAGTGAGAAAATAAATGGCCGATAACTCAAACAAAAACAACCCTAAGAATAACCAATCACAGTTGTTCAAATCATTAACAAGACTCTTTTCTGGTCCTATTATCAATTACCGGTCTCAGTCTGGTCGTAGAATTCGTAGACAGCATCTAGATAAGTTTTCTTCTAGATTTAAATCAGCAAGTGGTCAGCAATTCAAGAAGACACACTACAGCCCGTTAGATCAGATTGGTGCCAATGCAATCTCTAACCAAAGAAGATCTGAAAGATATGTTGATTTTGATCAAATGGAGTATACTCCTGAAATTGCATCTACCCTTGATATATATGCAGATGAGATGACAACTTATTCTGATCTCAGGCCAATGCTAAACATACATTGCCCAAATGAAGAATTAAGAGCGGTACTGTCAATTTTATACGAAAACATTCTAAATGTAGAATATAATTTATTTGGCTGGTCAAGAACAATGTGTAAGTATGGCGATTTTGTGTTGTACTTGGATATTGATGATAAGTACGGAGTTCAGTCTGCAATATCTCTGCCTCCTCAAGAAGTGGAAAGATTGGAGGGGCAAGATGCCACCAATCCAAATTATATACAATACCAATGGAACTCCGCAGGTTTAACATTTGAAAACTGGCAAGTTGCACACTTTAGAGTATTAGGCAACGATAAATACACACCGTATGGTACATCTATTCTTGAGCCGGCCCGCCGCATATGGAGACAGCTTACACTTATGGAAGATGCGATGATGGCTTACCGTGTTATTCGTTCCTCTGAAAGAAGAGTATTTAAAATTGATGTTGGTGGGGTTCCACCACAAGAGGTTGAACAGTTCATGGAAAAAACCGTCTCACAACTTAAAAGAAATTCAGTAGTAGACCCAGATACTGGTCGTGTCGATCTACGATACAACCCAATGTCTATTGAAGAAGATTATTTTATTCCTGTTCGTGCAGGTTCAACGACTGATATTCAAACCCTTGCAGGTGCCTCCAATATAACAGCTATCGATGATGTTAAGTATTTAAGAGATAAATTATTTTCAGCACTTAAGATACCACAATCATATCTTACAATGGGCGAGGGTGCCACTGAAGATAAAACTACATTAGCACAAAAAGACATCCGATTTGCTAGAACTATTCAGAGATTACAAAGAGTTGTTATTTCAGAACTTGAAAAGATTGGTATCATTCATCTTTACACCCTTGGATTCCGCGGCGATGATCTGCTTTCGTTTAAGCTCTCACTGAACAATCCGTCAAAGATTGCTGAGATTCAAGAGATTGAGCACTGGAAGGCCAAGTTTGATATTGCCGGTGCGGCCACAGAGGGTTATTTTTCCCGTCGTTGGGTTTCTGAGAATATTTTTGGAATTACTAACGAAGAGTTTATTCGCAATCAAAGAGAAATGTATTATGATAGAAAACATGATGCCTCGCTTCAACAAGTTGCAGAAGGTGCTGCGGCCGCTGATGCTGGTGGTGGCCTAGGCGGCGGTTTAGGCGGAGGTGATTTGGGTGGTGACTTGGGTGGCGATCTTGGTGATGTGCCAGATGCTGGGCCGGCTGAGATACCAGCAACTGATGTTACCGATGCGACACCAGCACCCGCAGGTGATACTGGCGGAGGCGATTCGCCGCTCTTAGCCGTTCCTCCCGGCTCAAGAGCTTCTAAGAGTTTAAATCCATCTGATCCAAAAGTTAGCACTTATGCTAAGAGCAGCTATAGAAGAAAAGATGGAGTAAATGATGCTAGACCCGGCGGCAAAAGAGCACAATCATATGCCTCGCTAGCTACACCTGAAACCAACACAATGCGAAAAAACAATCTTGGTTACCCTGAGTTAAGATCATTGGGCAGAGGAGTTTTTACTGAACAGTCATCTATATATTCTGATAGAGAATTAGACGAGGAACAAAAAATCCTTGAAATGAATAATTCAGTGAAATCATTAATTGATGTTTTAGATAAAAAAGACAAACTACTGACGGAGCAAAAAGATGAAACACAATAAAAAAAGAAACACGGCATTTGTTTTTGAATCGCTGGTAAAAGAAATTACTGCAGCGATCATTAAGAATGATGTTGATAGAAAAAACAAAGCAGTTTCTATTGTCAGAAAACACTTCCACCCCGGTAGTGCTCTTCGCCAACATTTAGATTGTTACAAATCTTTATATGAAAATCAGGGTTTAGAAAGAGAGACATGCGAAAGAATACTTAAAGAAGCTAACATATCTGCTCGCTTGATTGATCCACATGGCTTATTTAAGCAACAGACTGAACTTATTAATGATATTAATAAAGAATTAGACTCTACTGTGTTTAATAATTTTGTACCAAACTATAAAACTCTGGCGACCATTGATCAAATATTCAATGTTAAAACATCTCCAAAAAATAAAGTAATGCTTGAAAATCAAATTGTTCAAAATATGTCTAAACAACAAGAGACCAATTTACAACAAGATGTTGATGGACTTACTTTAACAACATTTATCAGTAAGTTTAATGAAAAGTACTCTGATACTTTGCTTGAAGAACAAAAAGAACTTCTGAATTATTACATCACATCATTTGTTGACAATGCTGTAGAACTTAAGATGTTTTTAAATGAAGAGCTTGTAAGATTAAAAGAACAAATTGATTCTGTAGAAGATGGTGAACTTAATGACAAGAAACAACAAATTACAGAAAAGTTGGACAGCTTTCAATCATCTGATATAAACGATAACTTGTTGCTTACTGTATTAAAAACACAACAACTCGTAAAGGAACTTAGCAATGGCAGTGATCATTAAAGTTGGCAAGAAGTCAAATCAAAAAAAGATAAGACTTGAAATGGATTTACGTCGTTCTATGAACGGTGATTTAATGATTTTTGATCACGGAGACATTGATATAGTGCTATCACCAAATAAAAATAAAGTTGTTGCTTTTCCAAAAGATTCTTTAACTGAACTTTCGTATGGTGCACAGAATAGATTGTTTGCATGCCTACGAAAAAAGGGAATTGTTATTCCTGAAAGTATTCAAGCCGGCTCTTTCTTTGGATCTTTTGAGGCTACTCTTGAAGAATCTACCGACCCTGATGCTTCATCAGCGAAAATGGCACTGATTAACATACACAATTTTATTGAAGAAGAAAGACCATACTTTGAACAAGTTGAAGCAATTGTCTCGATGGATGATCAACACAACATTCACCCCGACAAGGAATACTCTACAGAACTTGGCGAAGTGCCACAGGCTGAAGAAAAAGGATCTATCCAGCCCGGTTACATTAGAGATCCTTATGCATACAATTACATGTATACAATTTGAGGAATTAATGGAATTATTAACATTTATACTTTGTGCATATGGCTTAACTCAAATTGTTGTATACGGTAAAATATTTAAAAATGTAAGACCAAAGGAAGGCCGCCTTGGAGAATTATTTAATTGTCCAATGTGCATGGGCTTTCATATAGGTTGGTTTTTATTACTACTTTCTCCATTCACAGAACTATTTAACTTTGATGTGACTGTAGCCAATTTTTTTCTTATGGGTTGGTTATCGTCAGGAACATCATATGTTCTTAACATGATTTTTGGAGATGAGGGAATTAAACATGAACACAAACAATCAAGCCCAGAGTCCTGCCACTTGGACAAACAAGTGGATGCTGCAGCCAGTCAGACGGTGCTGTAAGGGTTCTTAGCTATGGGTAAAAAATTATTACGAGAATACTATGAGCTTTGCGAAGGTGGAGTTTGTAAAGATCTTCTCACAGAAGAAGAGAAGAGATTTGTCTCTGAAGGCGGGATGATTCTTTCTGGTATTATGCAGATGTGCGAAACACTAAACGGTAATGGTCGTATTTACACGGAGGGTGTTCTAAAAAGAGAAGTTGCAAAATACCAACAGCTTGTAAAAGAACGTCGAGCACTTGGTGAACTTGATCACCCGGACAAAGTTGAAGTTTCACTGGCATCCGTTTCACACAAAGTTACCTCTATCTGGATGGAGGGCAACAAAGTAATGGGTAAAATTCAAGTTCTTGATACACCTGCCGGTCAAACACTTCGTGCACTTGTGGAGGGCGGATGCTCGATTGGTATTTCGTCCCGCGGCACTGGATCAGTTCAAGAACAAAATGGTAAATCAATTGTACAAGAAGACTTTGAGTTGGTTTGTTTTGATGTTGTGTCAGAACCATCAACCCCGGGTGCTTTTATGATGAGAGAAGCAAAGGACTACGGTTTAAAAGAAAGCAGAAGTGATAAAATTAACAGTCTTATAAAGGAGGTATTAAAAGATGAAATATGAAAACTATGCATTAATTCAGGAAAACTGGAACAAGTTTACTGTCGAAGTTACTGAAGATAAAATGGAATTAGAGGAGGGCCGTGCAGCCAAGCTTGCAGTTAGAGCATTAGACGGTGCTGTGGGTCTTGGTGTAGCCTTAGACTTAGCTGGATTTTCTGACATGGTTCTTACATACGAAACGGCACCGGCTTTGATAGGTTATGCCCTCTATAGGCTTGTTCAGGCCCAATCAAAGAAAACTGGTAAATCTCCTAAAGAAATTGTTGTTAACCATTTAGATGCAATCGACAACAACCCAAAAGCTAACTCAGCTTTAAGACAAGTAGTTAGACAACTGTCTATTGTAATCGACCCTCAAAGCGATGAAGAAGTAAGCGATCCAAAAGAACTTGTATCAAATGTTGAAAAAGTTCTTCAAAAAACAAGAGATGAAATTGCCCGTCGCAAGGAAGATCCATCGCTTAAAGGTGTTGATCCGTCTCAAGAAACAGAGCCAATAACCCGAGTACCCGTTAAAATTAAAGAGTAAATAATGAAAAAATCAGAATTAAAAAAAGTTATAAAGCCGCTCGTAAAAGAATGTATACAAGAAGTTCTCATAGAAGAGGGGTTGCTTTCCAATGTTGTTTCAGAAGTTGTAAAAGGTATCACAGACACAACCTTAGTTGAACAGAGAAAACCTGTGCCACAACAGATTGTTCGTGAGCCAAAGAACACAAGCTTAAAACAACAAAGACAAAAACTGATGGGTGCCATCAACAAAGATGCATACAACGGTGTAGACTTGTTTGAGGGTACAACTCCTGCCCCAGCACAAAGAGAACAATCTGCAGGTGCTGTTGATTTGGGTGATCCAAATGATGCGGGAGTTGATATTAGTTCAATCATGGGTGCATCAACTAAAATATGGGAAAGATTAAAGTAGGTAATAATGAAAAAGAAATCACAAGTAGTAACTAAAAGATTCAACAATAGGGAAAGTAACGAAAGATTAATTCGTAGATTTCTCAAGAAAGTGAAGAAAGAAAGAATTGTCGAAGAAGTCAGAGATAGACGGCACTACGAAAAGCCCTCAGTTAAAAAGAAAATAAAAAAAGAAAGAGCACAAAGAGCAAGACTTAGAGAAGAAAGAAAAAAGCAAAGAGCTTTAGAAAGACGTCGAAGAAAAATTTAGTAACTATTTACATTGTAAATCAAAAATTTAAAGGAGTTTAATAATGGGAAGTTGGGAACTTAGACCGGGATTACATAATGTCGGTTCCTTTCAGGTAAGTGGAAAACCTTTTGCTTCGGGCTCGTGTTTAGCACCAGCCAGTGGCTCGACACATGTATTAACAGTAGATTTTCCAAATGTAACCAAGTGGGTTCAAATAATACCTCATCGTGACCAAGGCGGAGATTTGAAGGTTGGATTTAGTGCCGCTGGAATCACCAGTGCCACTGGCGAAGCTTGTTTTAGAATTCATTGTGGTCAGAGCGGTTCTGTTAACGACCCACTTGATCTTAAGATTAGTAGATTAACCTTTCAGTCAACCACTACTGAAACTGTAACATTTGATATAGTCGCCGGCTTAACAAGTATTCCACCAATTTCTGTTGAAACTGAAGATGGTCCAAGTTGGCAAGGCACCACCGGAGTAAAGTAGGCCCATGGCAAATTTCGGCTGGGCATATGTTAATTGTGAAGACACTGGAGGAGGCAGCGGCCAAGCCGCTGGTCCTACTGGTTCACTACAATTTTTAACTGGTGCAAATGCAACTAGTGGTTCAGCTTTCCTATTATATCATACTTCTTCTGTATCTAATTTTTCACCAAGCACAATGATCTTGTCTGGTAATTTAGTTGTCACTGGTGCAGTGAGTGCTAGTGTTTTTCACTATCAAGACATAACTGAGATAGATGCAACTGGTTCAACATCATTTGGTAATACGAACGATGACACACACATGAGAACCGGAAGCTTGGTCGTTACAGAAGCAGGTGCAGGTGCCGCCACAAACTTTGTGTTAAGTGCAAGTGCAACTCAAAAAGTTGTTAGTGTAGCCGGATTCGCTGGTAAGTATACAGCTATCAGTGATACTAACATAGCACTTACCACAGACAGCCATATATATGGTATCACCAGAACTTCTGCCACTAGTTTAGTTGTACCGGCGGCCAATACAGTGCCAACCGGTTTAATTTGGACTATTAAAGATGAAGTCACTGCTAGAACCGGAGCCAGTAACAACATTACTCTCACCAGTTCATCGCCGGTTCAAAACTTGTTTGATGGTGCACCAACTTATATTTTAACAGGTACAATGCCGGCGATCAGTATTTATTCAAATGGGACAAACTGGTTTGTCTTCTAATTAAAGAAGGAGGCACCACATGGCATACAACAATATATCTGGAACTGTCCTCCTTCCAAACGAATTATTAAAAGTAGAAGGAATCACTTCTGGCATCGTTTCTGGTAATCTTAGCACTTCAGATGGTGCCGAGGTTATTAATGTTCCTAGAGTTGCTAATGCAACTAATAATTCTATTATAACAAATGTTGATGGCAATGCTAATACTTTAACATGTGAAACAAACCTGACATTTGACGGTGATACCTTAAATGTTACAGGAGAAATTACGGCAAGCACGGGTATATCAGCTTCTTATCTAATGGGTGACGGTAGTCGCCTTACCAATGTCTCTGCAGGTGGCACTGCAAATGCACAAGGTCCACTAGGTGCACTTCAGTTTCGCAATGATGCAGGTGCTGCAACAATCAGTGGATCTGATAATTTGATATTTAATAATAACATATTACAAATTGTTGGCGGATTAAGATTAAATAGAAGAAACACATCATCTACTATAACTGCTTCAGTAACTGACTACTATATTGGCACCGATACCAGTAGTGGTATATTATCAATTAGGCTTCCTGATGCAGCTAACTTATTAGATGGACAAACTTATGTTGTAAAAGATGAAGTCGGCAGTGCCAACACTAATAATGTAACAATATTAGCCTCTGGTTCACAAACAATTGACGGTCAAAATTCAGTAGTTTTAGAATCACCTTTTGCATCTATACAGCTTTATTGTAACGGAACAAATAAATACTTTATTTTCTAAGTTTATACCACCCGGTACAGACTATTTATATGTGAATGGGTTGTAATATTTTCTGTATTTTTAATGCAGAGCTATACCTTATTCATGCTATAAATAAAACTTAAAATGGAGGGTTTTTAAACATGGCTTACAAATTTCAATTCGGACAGGCTATCTTGTCCGGTGCCTTGGACCAAGAAGGTGACGTTCAAATCAAGGATCAAAGTGGTAACACTAAGGTCAAACTTGATGACAACGGTATCATTTCTGGTGCAGGTAATTTTCAAACAGATGGTGCACTCGTAATGAGTGATGTTACTCGAATTAGTGCTGCTGGTGCTGGTTCTTTTGCTGGTGTTGCTGCTGGTGGTGCAATCTCTACCGCTACCAGCATTGATGGTTCTGGTGACCTTACTATGGGCACCATTACTATGACTGGTTTTGCTGTCGATGCCGATGGCGATACTGCACTTAAGTCTTTAGCTGTTGATGATTCTTCGACCATTGGTTGCGATTCTGATACTGATCTCTTGACACTTGCTGCCCAATCGATTACTGTTGCTGCTGATTCTGCTCTTACATATAAGGGCACCGCTATCACTTCTACTGGTGCAGAACTCAACTTGGTTGATGGCTCTAGTGCCGGCACTGTTGTTGCTAGCAAAGCTGTAATCTATGATGCTGCTGGACAAATTAACTCTAACGGTCTCACTGGTTCTCTTAGATTCTCGCTTGATGTTGCTGCTGACGGTGGTCTCGGAATGACACCATTCCAAAACACTGCTAATGTCAATGATCTTAAAATGAGTGGCTCATTTATGCCTGCAACTGCTGCAGTTCTTGCTTCTGAGTCTTTTGTTGGATTATCAGCTTCTGGTTCTGTTAAGCAATTCAGTATTGCAGATCTTGCTACTGCACAAGCTGGTGACGGTCTTGCCGCATCTTCTGGTGTTCTTTCGGTTGGTGTCGATGATTCGTCTATCGAAATCAACTCCGATGCACTTCGTCTTAAAGATGATGGTGTTACAGGTGCCAAGCTTGCTCCAGCAGTCGCTGGTGTTGGTCTTGCTCAAGACGGTTCTGGTAACCTCGATCTTGACCTTAACGAGTTGACCGCTGCAGCCGTCAATGTTGCCAACGATAGCATCGCTATCATCGATGCTGATGATTCTAATGCTTCCAAGAAAGAAAGCATTGTTGACTTTGTTTCTGGCATCGCTGGTGCAGGTCTTTCGGCTGCATCTGGACAGCTTTCAGTTCAAGGTAACACAGTTACTGCTATTACTGATGGTACTGCAGTCGCTGAAGGTTATAACTTTGCTACTGGTTCAGACGGTGCAAGTGTAACACTTCCGGCATCTCCAAGTGTCGGTGATGTTGTTACTGTTAAAAACTCTAGTGCTGGTGAGATTACCCTTACTAGAGGTGATGCAGGACACGACATCGATGGCGAGTCTGCAATTCTTCTTGAATCGCCATTTGCCGCTGTTACATGTGTATACATGGTTGCCAACAAATGGAAGATTGTATAATCTACCTTTTTCAATTTTGTTGAATTCTTTGGATGCCCTCCTTGTGGGGGCATCCTTTTTTTATACTACTTATTGTGTGAAGGTTTTAGATTTGCATGGTAAAACTCATGTTGAAGCTCGATACTTAGTAGAAGAGTTTATGCTTTTAAATGAAACACCTATAAAAATAGTTACTGGTAATTCAGATCAAATGAAAATTATTGTTAAAGAAATAGCAGAGAAGCACAAAATGTATTATTTTCCTGAACATTTCAGTAACTTTGGAGCCTACATAATACAAGACAAAACGATAAGTTCATCTATTTATGGTTGAGAGGATTAAAAATGGCATATAATGTTTTAAAAGGTAATGTACAAGGTTCGGTAGATCAGCACGGCGATCAAGAAATTGATGGTGTAAAGGTATTTAAGAATACTCTTAGTGCCAGTGTTTTCTGGGATACAGATGCCCAAAGTCCTTGTGCCACAATGAAAGACGTCGCGATCAAAAGTATTAAAGGCAATGTAAACAATGGCCTGATAGTTTGTGATAAAGAGCATGGTGCCAGAACACATCACAATTTAAAATACGATGCAGATACCGAAACACTTTCAGCGAATACCTTATCGGCTAAAACATTTATAGGGTCAGGGATATACTTGAAAGATATTCCTAATAATGCTTTTACTGGTCCAATAGATGCTAATTTTTTAAATCACGGTCTTGGATTACAAAATTTACGAGGAAACTTACAACTAAAAACAAGTAACGGTTTAGTGCTCGATGAGCAGGGTGTAGGTCTTTCGTTAGCTTTAAATTCTGGAATAACAATTAAATCAAACAAAGTGTCTATTGACCCAACAAAACTTGAGTCGATCAATTTAGAAGGCCAAAACTTGAGCGACAATGATGTGATTATTGTAGCTGATGTTTCTAGAGGCACAACAAGAAATACAACTTTGGCAAACTTGTATGATTCTTATGTTAGAGCAAGAGTACCATATCCAACGGGAGCACCCGGAACAATTCAATTTAAAGGTAAAAGGAGCTTTGAATCCTCTGATAATTTAACATTTAACGGCCAAACAAATACTTTAAATCTTGAGGGTACACTTGATTCTACTACAGTGGTTAGTAAAGCTAAAATGCTTTGTCAAGGTGCAGTACATTATAATATAACAAAGATTACTGACAATGAATACAATGTTGACAGTTCTGATTATACAATTATTTGCGATGCACAGAAAAATCATGTCAATGTTAAATTGCCGCCGGCTCAAAATAATACCGGAAGAGTGATTGTTGTAAAGAAGGCTGACTCAGGTAAAATAAAATTAACAGCTAATAAAATAAGTGTCACTTGCGAAGATAGCAAGATTGATCTAAACAACAGAACAGAGATTAAAATGAATTATTCGTCGAGAACTTTTCAATCTGATGGTGAAAACTGGTACATAATTGGTACCAAGGGAACTTGATTCCTATTTATAAACAAAGGAAGCACACAACATGGCATATAACAACAACAAAGGACCACAACACTCAGGCGACATTCAATTTGAAGGCGATCCTGATGAAACACAAATTGACTTTGAGAATGATTCTATAAAGCTTAAAACTGGTGGAACAGCCCAGTTAGACATTGGAAACACTAGAAGTGTTTTTGCCGGTGAAGTTAGCGGTTCATTGTTTTCTGGTTCAACATTTCACGGGGATGGTTCGGCACTTACAGGTGTAGGCTCCATGTCAGGCTGGACACTTCAAGGAGATGCAGGCTCTAATCAGTCAATTACTGATGGCAACACAGTTGATATTGCTGGTGGCACAGGCATATCAACAACAGCGGGTGCTACAGATACCTTAACTGTTAATCTTGATGATACATCTGTCACTGCTGCTTCCTACACATATACTTCGTTAACTGTTGATGCACAAGGTAGATTAACTGCTGCATCTAATGGAGCCGCTCCAGCAATCACAAGTATTTCTAATGATGGAAATGATAGAATTTTTACCTCTCTAAATGGAGGACAAGTTAATGCCGAAGCAAATCTCACATTCAATGGAACCACTCTTTCTGTAACTGGAGATATTTCTGGCTCTGGCACTCTTCAAGCTGTTGGTGCCACTACTCTTGGCAGCACCTTAAATGTTAGCGGTACCGTACAAGCAGCTCAGGCAATTACTAGCTCCTTGGGAATACATGTAACAGGCTCTAAACCTAAATTATCAATCGGCACGAAGGGAGGACATGGGCCACAAGACGGGATGCTTTTTGTTAGACCGGCAGATGAACTTGGCAGCAATCAAGTCTTGGCCTTATTCCAAGCTGC